TTATTGTACCTGGGCCCCTACCACCCGATTCATATTTCTCTGATGTTTGACCCAGTTCCCACCCATCAACCGGGGGGGTACCTACCCTAGTAGGATTGCCGCTACTGTCAAGTATTTTTTCACCATTTTTATCTTTTAAATACCCATCATCAGAATTTAAAACTGATGGTAAACCCTCTTGTGAAGCGAAAGATGTTTGGGCTACTTTGGTAGATATTGTACCAAACATAGCCGGCTGTTGCATGTCTTCCCCGTCGAGAAAAAAACCAATAACCCAGGTACCTTCTATAGGCCCGAGAGGCGAAGAACCTATACCGGAATTAGCAGCGGATGTAATAGGTTGTATTGGCATACACCAGGGTAGATCTTTCGTTGGTAATAAGGTTTTACTTTCAGTATGGTACCCGAATATGCGAACCTTACAACGGCCCATCTTTTCTGGGTCCATTCTATTCTCAACAACACCTATCCACCAATTAAACCCGTCTTTATTAAATATTTTCTGCATTTTTATTCACTTGTTTCTTCTAAATATAATGAGTCTTTAACAATTTCCATTGTCATTGTGTGTTCGTTTTTATTAATTTTATGCCTAATAGCAGTTATTAAATAGTTACCTGAATATAATTTATCATGTTTAGCGCTAGTTGTATCTGCCTCGCTCTTAACATCCAATGAAGGAAATAAGAAATATAACATTCTACCAACTTCAATATCTGTTCTACCTGGAACTGTAATATTCATTTTAATGTTTGTTAGATCTAATAAGCTAGATTTTCTATTACCGTAAATTGTATCCATTTTTTCATTTATGTTACCTTCGAAGTTGTCATAAAGTTTAGGGTTCTTAGGGTAAAATGAAATATTTGTAGAAAAATTTCTTAATGAGTTTTCAAAAAATGGTGGGGTAGCTTTACTACCCTGACCTGAAGTATGAAAGTAATTTTTATACTCATTAACGTGGTCATAATCAATAGCTTCGTATTTTTTATTATGAACATCTAAAAATATTAACCTATTTGCTAAGTAACCATTTGTAAAATTTTTAATTTGATCTACCGTACTAACCATTTCTACATCTCTTGCGATAAACATCTCTCTATTTAAATCTTTTTTATCGTTAGTCTCAGATATATTAGATGCCCCTATAAAATAGGTCCCGATAGAACTATTATTTTCTACTGCATTTTTAAGTATATACTCAACAGACCCAAAGTAAAAAGATTTATTGCTTTCAAAGAAAATAAAATTACTCGATTTACCATTTTCCGGGATAGATTTACTAGCTAACCAGTTTATACATTTAAACGGTGACCACCCAGGGGAAACAAATTTTACTTTGTTTGACGGTGTATTTAAAATAATAAATGGTGTCTGTTGAGTACTGGTAGTAATATTATTACCAGAACTATCAATCTCAAAATCCCTAAATGTTGTTACGTAAGTTTGAAATATATTTTCTACGACATCAGAAATATTACCTTCGAATGAGATGAAAAGAGGTAGCAAAACATCAAGAAATAATTCAGCTGATGTAAAATGTATAACAAATGTTTGTGTGTTATTATCTCTTACAATCTTCCTATCAGAAATTTTATAAGTTCTAAAAGTTTTCGATATAGTATGAATTTTATCTAACGATGGGGTTCTTACCTTTAAAATTAAAACTTCTTCACCATGTAGGTTTAATTTTTCAATTAAATTTCTACTATCAGAAAGTACTAAATTACCGTGTAGAAAATTACTAAATAAATCTTCAAACAAGTTAAGTTCAACTACAAATTCGTTGAGGTCTATTACTGTATTGTCCGACGCTATAAGTGTGAGTTGTTCAACGAGAACATCACCGGCTCTATTAATACCTTCTTGTTCTGTCATGATTGAAATTTATTGGCAAATTCTCTAATAATAGTATCTACATACTCGGCTTTTAATATTTTAATTCTTCTTTTAGATTCGTTTATTTTTTCTTCATACATAAAATTAGAAATAGGCGTAGCACCCGGGTGCGTCGAATTTACCCAATTACCCTGGCTGTCCTCATAATGATGAGTTGCCTGAGAATTAGTATACTTTGATGAACAGTACAAATTTAAATTATTTGTCGACAGTACCCAATCGTATCTCGGGTCAATAATATCATTGTACATTAAAATTACCCAATGTAATTGCGAATTATTATAGAATCTGTCAGCAATGATTTCAGGAGTTTCACCATCAACAACATCATACTCATCGTATAAACTAAAGTTACTTTTTACCCGGTCGTCTATAAGCGCCCTGTAAAAAATACTTGTTACTAATTGAGCTGATTTACCGTTATCTAATGTAAAAAACGTAAGCGGAATATTTTTAAAGTACATTAGAATCTCCCATCTTCACCAATGTTTTCTTTTGTAAGAATTTCGGTTTCTCTAAATGTTAGTGCCATGTTTATTTCTGTTGGTTGGCCATCAGCAAAGGAAGAAAATGTTTCACCACCATAATTGACATCCATATTTTCTAACACGCAGGGTTTAAATTCATGAAAGTACCTATTTTTTTTACCTTGAAAAAAATATTGTATTTGGAATTCAGATGGATAGATAAAAAATAATTTACTTTTTGAGACTTCGGGGTGCATGTGGAACTTAAGAAGATCAATAATTTTTTTGATATCGTCGGATTCTTTTTTACTCTTGGGTAAAAATTTATATTTAAAACTGAATGATCTAAAGTCAACTGATTCAAAAACAACTTCTCTAAATGGATTTAAAGCTGTTTTTGAAGCCACCCCTAATGCCGACCCTATGTCAGCAGCTCCTACCGCGCTAGGTAATTTTGCCATAGTAGCACCGAATGCTGCAAGTGCTTCACTGCCAGCATTTTTTAAAGATTGATCTGTATCGAAAACACCACCACTTAATAAACCTGTAAGGGTCCCGAGATCTTTATTTGAATAATTTATACCGTACTTTACAGTCGGAGGGCTGTCAACGTGTAACGTTATAACATCTGAGATTCGATACGATGTATCTGGGCTTAGTATAGGTTGATTAACCCCAGCAAACCCGGCTACAGCCCCCGCAGCACCACCTGCAAATTTAGCTACTTTGCTAACCGAACCCGAAACATTTATGGATTTAGCTACAGTATCAGCTAAAGCTGATACGGCAATACCACCAGAGGCAGCAGCAGCTACAGCCGTAGTTTGTCTTAAAGAATTACTACTTAAAGCTTCTGTACTTAAACCTGCCCCATTAGCATCTCTTTTTATTGTAAAATCTTTTAACTTCTTATCAGCGCTAAACTTAGATTTACCTCTGATATTAATAGAAAACTGTACATAATGCAAAAGATCGTCATTACCTAATTCTTCAGGGTACTTTAATAAATTTATCTGATATTTAGATCTTTTTTGGGTATTATACAATGCCTGTGTAACCGAGCTGTCAAATTCCACATCTTTCGTGATATTTTCTTTTTCTTTTGCCATTTTTTGTGATAAATAAATTAAAGTGTATAGTTATTTATCTCATGTATAAAACAGTTTACAAAGGGCGGTATAAAATATTCCACCCTAAAAAATATAGAGGCGATCCTAATGATATTGTCTATAGATCCCTTTGGGAGCTAAAGTTTATGAAATGGTGTGATATGAATGCTTCTGTACTAGAATGGGGTTCAGAAACAATTATTATACCATACGTTTCCCCGGTTGATAGTAAAGTACATAGATATTTTGTTGATTTTTATATAAAAACTAAAGCTAAAGATGGTACAATATCTAAGTACTTAATAGAAATTAAACCGGAAAAGTTTACTAAACCACCCGAAATACCTAAAAAACAAACTAAGAGATTTATAGATGAAGTTTTTCAATATGGTGTTAATACCGCTAAATGGAAAGCAGCAAACGGATTTTGTAAAGAAAATAATATGCAATTCTTAATTTTAACCGAAAAAGACTTAGGATTAAAGAAATGAGTAATCCTTTTATTAATTTACGAAATACAGTAGATACGGACAAATCTATAGGTTGGTATAGAGATCAAGTTAAAGCCTTAGCAAATATTTCACCTAGTAAACTAATGACTAATAAAGTAGATTTAGTTAATAGAATTTTACCTGGTAATATGTATATGTTTTTTTATGATGCTAAGCATAAAGACACCTTACCATACTGGGATAGATTCCCTTTAGTAATACCTTTTCGTAGTGTAGTAAATGGATTTTATGGTATTAACTTACATTATCTACCATATCTTTTACGATTTAAAGTACTTGGAGCATTACACCAATATGCTTCTGATAAAGAAATAAAAGAAGACACAAGGATAAAAGCTAGTTGGAGTATAAACGTTCAGTCAAAATTTTTACAAATTAAATACCCCGATTGGGTTGTAGCATCTCAACTACCAGTAGAAAGATTTGTTGGTAGTACTAAACAAAAAGTTTGGGAAGAAGGAAGTAAAAAATAACAATGTCAAAAGCAAATTTTAAACTAAGTAATTTCACTAGTAAATTATTTACAGACTCGTTAGCTAGAAATAATAGGTTTGAAGTTTTAATTACACCACCCCCTGCTTTAAGTAGCTTTAGCAGTGAGCTGGTCAGCCTATATGTTGAGCAGGCCTCTATGCCTGTTTTAAACATATTTACTAAATCATTCAAGATATTTGGTCCTACCTATCAAAGACCAATTACATCTGAGTACGGCGGGGAAGGTCTTGCTTTTACATTCCATGTTGATAGAGATATGCGTGTAAGACGTTTTTTTGAAGATTGGATGCATGCTATTATTAACCCATATACATTTACGGTGGGTTATTTAAAAGACTACTCTACAAATGTCATAATTAGACAACTAGATGAACAAGATAATGTAACACATGAGGTTGAATTACTAGAAGCGTTTCCTCGTAATATGAATCTTATGGATTTAAATAATGCATCCACAAATCAAACCCATAGATTAAATATTTTGTTCGCATACAGGTATTGGAGAAATACAAATATTAATAAAAAACAAATTAGCAGTATACCTGAGCCTATTATTAACCCGCAAACAATTAAAACAGATGTAAGAACAAATAGAAAGACGACTAAAACAAATGAGGTAAAAAATGTAACACCTACGGGGCAGTATAGCCCGGGTACAACAAACGAAGATATGTCATTTGGTGTAAATGGACTTAGTGGATAATTAGGAGAAATTATGGCTTTACCAAAATTGAATGTACCATTATATGAATTAACATTACCATCTAGTAATAAAAAAGTTAAATATAGGCCTTTTTTAGTTAAAGAGCACAAAATTTTACTTACTATGGCTGAAGCAAGTGATGATGAAGTAGGTAGAATTGTTTGTGAGCTAGTTGATGCATGCACATTTAATGCCTTAAACGTTTTTAAATTACCTCATTTTGCTATTGAGTACATTTTCTTACAAATACGAGCTAAGTCTATTGGTGAAATTGTTGATGTAGTGGTTAACTGTGAATGTGGTAATAAAATCGAGACATCATTTAATATAGATGATCTTGAAGTAGAAAAAGACATTACTCATACTAACAAGATTTTAATTACTGATAATGTTGGTATAGAAATGAATTACCCTGTATTTAAAGATATAGTAAAGATTTTTGCCTCTAAAAATAGTAAAGATATTTTTGATTTAGTTATTGATTGTGTTAAAGGTATTTACGATGAGCAAGAGTATTATAGTGCCGACGATCAAACAAAAGAAGAGATAGAAGAGTTTGTTTATTCACTTACAAAAGTACAGTTTGAAAAAATTGAAAAGTTTTTTTCTAATTACCCTAAGGTAGTACAAATTATTGAATCTGACTGCCCGGAATGTAAAAAGCATAATATTTCTAGATTAGAAGGCTTAGCCAATTTTTTCGTATAACCCTTTCTCAAGAGAATTTAGTTAATTATTTTACATTAAATTTTTCATTAATGCAGCATCATCATTATAGTCTATCTGAGTTAGAAGATATGATGCCTTGGGAAAGGGAAATTTACGTCGCTTTGTTAGTTGATTATATGAAAAAAGAAAACGAAAAGATAAAAATTCTTAAACAAAATTTAAAGAACACGTAAATGGATGATAAAAAAGATACGTTGAGGTCTTTGTTAGATCAGATGCAACAGCAGAATAAAGCTGACATGTTGTTTCGGACTCTTGAATTGAAAAATAAACAGATTGGCACGGAAGACGCCTCTAAACAGCAAAAGCTTTTAGACAAAGCTAATGAGAGCTTAGAAAAAATTGAAAAAGCTGTAATTGGTAATAATGAACAGATTAAAGTACTTCCTAAAAATATTGCTTCTCAATTAAACTCAAAGTTATCTGATCTTATTGTTAAAGAAGATGATAAAACATCTACTGAAAAATTAAAAGAGCTTGTTGGTGGGTTTAAAAAAGGATTTCAGACTTTAGAACAAGGTATTAATAATTCGTTTAATTCCGGGTTTAAATTTTTAAGCGACCCTTTAGGTTCAATAAAAGAAGGTTTAAAAAATGTAGCAGCTAAAGGTAAAGAAAGAGTTATAGAAGCAAAAGATTATGTTAAAGATGTTGCAAGTACTAAAGCTGGTTATACAGCAGAAGAAGGTAGATTTGTAGAAGAATTTAAAAAACAAAATAAAACTTCAAGTTTCGGTGTTTCAAAAGAAGAAGAAAAACAATTAGTCGAGAAAGGTACTGCAGGTTTCAGACAAACTAAAGACCTAGAAGAAAAAATTAAAGTCGCTGAAAGCAGTATACAAAAGAGTAAAAAATTAGGATTCGAAGCAGCACCTGAGGATGCACAAAAATTAGAAGAACTTAAGAAATTAAAGTCGGAAGTAGATGTAAGAGGTGAGGGTGCATTTACTGATTCTGTTAAAGAAATAAAACCTGTACCAGAGGAAAAATTAAAAGAGGTTCAAGCTAAACAAAACAAAAATGAAGAAGCTGATAATGTTGTTTCCGCTCAAGAAAGTATTGCTGATTCATTTAAAGAAAATAATGAATTAATTAAAGAGCTTTTAACTACAACAAAAGATCAATTAGATTCAGTAAAAGCTATTAAAGATTCCTTAGTACCTAAAGAAACTACTGATGATCAAGACAGTATACGACAGAAGAAGGAAAAATTCTACGGTGATGTTACTACTAAGTTAGATGAGATTTCCGGTAAGCTGGATAATGTAGGTAGCGGTGGTGGTAGTGGTTTATTAGATGCTGCTACTAGTCTATTAGATATGGGTGGGAGAGGTGGTAAAGCGGTACCTGGTAAACCTGCTAGTAAGGCCGGTGGTATTGCTAGCAAAATGAGTAAACTTGGTACAGCAGCAAAAGTAGGTGGTGCAGTTGTTGCTGTAGCCGGTGGCGCCTATACCGCGTACGAAGGCTATTCTGCGGCAGAAGATTCTAAACAAGCCAAAATGGAAGACATTCAAGCTCGTTTAGATAGTGGTGAAATTAATCCTAAGCAAGCTGCTGCAGAAAGAAAAGAGGCAGGTAACACAGCTACAATTGAAAAGAGCG